CCAACAGCGCGCCTGCACGCAATATTACTCAAAAGAATAGTAATACTGGGCAGTCGTTCACTGTTAGTTCTGGTTCGACCCCTGCTTCATTGGCATTTAACACCGCCAGTGAACAGATGTCGGATGAGCTGAACTTGAAGAGAAGCAAGGAGGCGAAAGCGAAACTGCAATTACGCTTGCGTATTGCAGATCGCCTTTCAGATCCGATCATTCGTCATTCTGTAAAGTCTGACTTATGGTCTGAACTGATGCAGGTGCATAAATGTACTCATACTTCCAAGAAAGTAACATTTCCTGAAAGTCAGATACTTTTATCCCAGCACACTTCCCAACCGCATATATCGTTTACGCATACCTATGACGGTGGCGAAGGAATGTGCAATATTATGTCCGTTTCGAGCTCCAGTAAGACAGCTTTGCTGAATAACTGGAATAGCTTGTCGCGTTCATATACTGCCGATGCCTTCCACACACCGGACTGGTTCGCTCTCCTAGACAAGTGGCATGAGGCTTGTAACAGCCTCATACCCTCTTCCTCTCTTTTAGGCGAGAGTATGGTCGAGCATGCTATCTTTATTGATGCATTCAAGGCCGTTCTCAATCCTACTTCTCTGCTTAAAGTTTTCCTTCAAGCAGGTCGCAAGATTGCCAAGAGAAAAACGACTCTAGGGAAAGTTGCGCAAACGCTTCGAACGTCCTCTGATTCCTTCCTTAGTTACAATTTTGGAATCAGACCGGCAATTGGCGAGATTGCTGATATCTTGGCCGCACATGGAAAAGTGCAGTCTCGACTCAGTTTTCTTCGCGCTAATGTCGGAGGATACGTTCCTATCAGAGTTCGGGGTGAATTCCCCTCGGATTTCGTAAACACTACTGTCGCCTCTCCTCGTATTCTCTGTGATGAGAAGAAGAGTATTGGCGTCATTAGTGCTTTGGGTAAGGTCCGTCCGGACCTTGATTACGCGGATGACTGGAAAGCTTACGTTCAGTACTTTGGACTTCACAAGTTCATTGGACTGGCGTGGGAGCTTGTCCCGTTTTCCTTTGTTTTAGATTGGGTTACGAATGCGGGTGACTATATCTCACGATATACCACTCCGCATTTCGCCTCTCCTTTCTATAACATCCGTAATATCTGCCATTCGTACAAGGAGG